AGACTGGCCCAGATTGAAGCCTCGCTCCTTCATCCTAAACCATCAATAGGAGACGGAATGCCTCATTCAAATTATGCAGTGGATAGGATGGCAATAGCCATAGCAAATAAGATTGAACTCGAGGAATTAATAATCAAAAATATCAAAAAAGCACAACAAGAAGCTGCAGCCATTGAGAGAGCAATTCAGACACTGGATAACCCGATAGACCGTGAACTTATGAGACTGAAATATCTGGACGGTCTGACTTGGGAGGAGGTGGCCGAGAGATTGTGCAGGTCAAGACAGTGGGTCACAGTGCTCCATGGAAGGATACTACAAAAATTAAAGAACACTTGCTTGTAATTGACAAAATCCATATGTTAACATTAGCATGAAAAAGGCCGTCCGGAAGAATAAAAAGCCGGGCGGTTTTGATATTTCAGGAAGAAAGGAGGTCAGACCCATGCCCAGAGGAATGATGGATATAAATTTTAAAGGTTTCGAGGAAGTGCAGAAAAAGCTCAAAAACATCGAAAAGCAGAGCGCTATAGTAACCAAAAGGACCATCAGCGACATTAAGAAGAGAGCTCCGGGATGGGTAGCTACCTCCGTGACGAAAACATATAACATCAAGAAAGCAGAAATCCTCGGAAGCCAAAAAAATAAAAAACCAGCTGGCAAAGTAAAAGTCGAAGGAGAAGCAATAGATGAGCTGCAGCTGGTATTTGAAGGACGACTGCTTACTCCGGTTCATTTTGGAATGACGCCAAAGAAACCACCTGCCGGAGGAAAGAGTTATATATTAAAAGCTCAATTCTTTAAAGGCAAACAGGTGGTTATCGGAAGATATAATAAAAAGAAAATACCGGGAGGTCCATACAGCGAAAGATCGCATAATATCCTTATGCCGACAGGAGCATCATCGCCGGAAAAAGTGCCATATATTCCGTTTCAAAGAATGAGCAAGAACCGAAAGGATATAAAGAAATTCACAACATTATCTGTTCCACAGATGATAACCAATGAGGAAGTGGCCAATGACATAAGGGCCACACTCAATGAGAATATAGAAAAGCGTCTGGACCATCATATCCAGTCGGCCATGGTTTAAAGAGTATGTAGGCAAGCACAGAATGCAGGCAAATTGACGAGAAAAGGACGAGGATAATAGTTTTAATCATGGAGGCAAAAATAAGCGCCAAAAATCGAAAATAAAAAGCCATGCAAAAAAATTTTTATTCACGGGTCCTGTCAGAAACCCAAAGGGCCTGCGGTGCTCGCGAGCCCAAAAAACGCCTAGACACGGAGAAAAATTTTTAGGGCATTTCGTTGCGCCAAAAGGAGGGAAGTCATGTCCGAACCATATAAACCAAACCTGCAAAAAACCCAAGTTATAGCCAAATTATTTGGATTAACAGTGCGCCGGGTGCAGCAGCTAACCCAAGAAGGGATAATTTCGCAGGTGGACGGCAAAGGTTATGACCTGTTGCCCACAATTCAAAGATATATAAAATACCTTCAAGACAAGGCATACGGCCGGGAAGAAAAAGCACAGATGGCAGACCTCGAAGCAGAGAAACTTAATGCGGAAATTGAGCTGAAAAGGTCCAAAGCACGAATGGCCGAGCTGGAACTTATGGAGCTTGAAGGGAAAATGCACCGGTCGGAAGATGTGGAAGCAATGACCACAGACCTGATATTAAACATTAGAAGCATGCTGCTTGCACTTCCCGGGCTTTTAGCAGTAGACCTCGCAGAGATAAGCAATCCGGCAGAAGTATCCGAAAGGATAAAGGAGGCAGTCTACGACATATTAGAGGAGCTCTCAAACTACAAATACGACCCCAAAGAATACCAAAAACGAGTAAGAGAACGTCAAGGGTGGAAAAATGAGCAAGAGGACGAGGAGTGAGGAGCTCAAAGCTCTTAATTCTGTCGTAGCTGTTGCAGTTAAAAACTTCAAACCTCCCGAAGATTTAACGGTAACGGAATGGGCCGAGAAATACCGAAGACTGTCGCCTGAAAACAGCGCAGAAGCAGGTCCATGGAGAACCAGCAGAACGCCATATCTGCGAGAAATTATGGACGCATTCACGGATCCAAAAATCCGTAGATTGGTAGTAGTGGCATCATCACAAGTAGGAAAATCCGAGATGGAGTTAAACATGCTGGGCTATTTAATAGACATAGATCCGGGGCCTGTTTTATTTATATTGCCAACAGTGGACGTGGCTCAAGATTTCTCCAAGAGGCGTATATCTGCCATGATTAGAGATTGCAAAAGATTGCGAGAAAAAGTGGCAGATGCCAAAAGCCGAGACGGGAACAATACCGTTCTTAAAAAACAATTTCCTGGCGGTATGTTAACTATTACGGGAGCCAATAGCCCAGCAGCACTAGCCTCAATACCGGCACGATATGTATTCGGCGATGAAAGAGACCGATGGCCATTAAGTGCAGGCACCGAAGGAGATCCGTGGGGATTAGCAGAAGCAAGAACAACCACATTTTATAATTCTAAAATGGTGGAGGTATCAACACCTACCATCAAAGGGGCTAGCGCCATAGAGGCATCATTCGAGCTGGGAACAAGAGAACGATGGTGCCACCAATGCCCGGGATGCGGAGAATTTCATAATATCGTATTCAATGATATTAAATTCGACTTCGAGACCAATAAAATAAACGGCAAAAAAGTATATAAAGTAAAATCAGTATGGTGGCAGTGCCCGTCATGCGGCCATACTGCTACAGAAAGCACAATGAAAAAGCAGCCGGCTAAATGGATAGCAGAAAATCCGGATGCTTACCATCAAGGGATCCGGTCATTTTGGATTAATGGCTTTTCTAGCCCATGGATGTCATGGGACAGAATAGTCCTCCGTTTCCTTCAGGCCAAAGATGATCCGCATAAATTGAAAGTAGTCTACAATACCATCTTTGGAGAGCTCTGGGAGGATAGAGGAGACCTCGAAGATGAAGATACTTTCCTTGCACGCAGAGAAGAATATCCAGCGGAACTGCCGGATGGAGTGTTGGTATTAACATGCGGAGTGGATACGCAGGATAATCGCCTCGAATATGAAGTGGTAGGCCATGGCCACTATGGAGAGACATGGGGAATTAAAAAAGGTTTTATAATGGGAAGACCTGATAATCCGGAAGTGTGGGAAAAGCTCGATGAGATCATAGACAAAACCTACCGGTTTAAAGATGGCAAAGGCCTGAAAATATCTTTGACCTGCGTAGACTCCGGTGGCCATTATACACAGGAGGTATATGAGGCGTGCCGGGCAAGACAGAATAAACGGGTATTTGCTATTAAAGGTAAAGGTGGCGACGGAGTGCCATATGTCTCGCCACCAACCAAGGTGCCTATAAGGGAAAACAAAAAGGTTACATGCTGGCTTTATACTATCGGAGTAGATGCCGGAAAATCGCTAATTATGTCATCACTAAAGGTCCAAGAACCCGGGCCTAAATATTGCCATTTTCCAAAGGGAGAAGACAGGGGATACGATGCCCTGTTTTTTAATGGCCTTCTTTCAGAACGGTTAGTCCTAAAGAGAACACGAGGAGGCAGAGAACGCTGGATGTGGGAAAAGATACCCGGCCACAATAGAAACGAAGCTCTAGACTGCCGCAACTATGCTATGGCAGCATTTAGGATTCTAAACCCAGACTTGGAGGCAGTAGAAAAAAGACTGGCAGGCATTCAGGAAAAACCAAAGCAGATACAAATACAAAAGCCAATGCAACAACCCAAAAAGAAGCGGCCGGACTTTTTTGATGACTGGTAGGAGGTGTGAAGGTGGATAGGGCAAGAATTAAAGAGTTGATAGAGCAAAAGAAAAGAAGGCTGCAGCTTTACTATGACCGGGAAGCCGAAATGTTAAGCCAAGATGGAGTAAAAAGCTATTCCATAGGCTCAAGGAATTTATCACGTTATGATACAGCACTCAAAGATATTCAGGATAAAATAAAAGCCCTTGAGGATGAAATAGCACAACTCGAAGCTGCACTTCAAGGGATTAAACCCAGAAAAGCCGTCGGTGTATTGCCGAGGGATTGGTAAAGGTTATAAGCCATAGGGCTATAACATAAAAAGGCAGGGCAGGTTTTTCCTCCTTTCCCTGCCTTGCTCTATTTGAAGTGAGGAGGTGAAAACCATCGAGAACAGCAAAAACACAAACAGCAGATATAGAGCTCCAACTGGACGAGTTACAAGAGTCGTAAACAAAGGCTATGGAGACGCAGGAGCCAGCTGGAAAAAGAAATCCCTCAAAGGCTTTACCGCAGAGTCCGGAAGCCCATCAGAAGATATAGACCAGCATAATAGCACATTAAGACAGCGGGCCAGAATGCTTTACATGGCTGCTCCTATTGCAACGTCCGCCATCCGGACTAATAGGACCAATGTTATAGGATGCGGCTTAAAGCTCAAGAGCAGGATAAACAGACAGATACTGGGCTTAACTCAAGAACAGGCTGATGCATGGGAAAAGAAAGTCGAGGCAGAGTTTGAACTCTGGGCAAGTAGAAAACAGGCATGTGACGCTACAGGGGTAAATGATTTCTATGCATTGCAGCAGTTAACCCTGATGTCATGGCTAATGAGCGGCGATGCATTCGTTATTATAAAACGATACCCAGAGACACCATTATACCCTTACAGCTTAAGGCTTCACGTTATCGAAGCGGACCGTGTAAGCACACCAACAAACTTACTGCAGCCTGTTTATAATACCACGGAAGGAAAAGCAGAGAATGGAAACCGCATATTTGATGGCGTGGAGATAGATGAAAACGGAGCAATAGTGGCGTATTACATCAGCAATCGGTATCCAAATAGCGTAATTAATCCTGCAGATATCAAATGGACCAGAGTAGAAGCCTATGGCAAGTTAACCGGGCTCCCAAACATACTGCAAATTATGGATAGCGAAAGGCCGGAGCAATACCGTGGAGTTAGTTATCTTGCACAAGTTATCGAGCCTCTCCTACAGATGAGGAGATATACCGAGAGCGAACTGATGGCTGCATTAGTGGAGAGCTTTTTCACTGCATTTATAAAGACAGAATCGAATCCAAATGATATGCCATTTAACGAAGTCGCTCCACAGGACAAAGTAAGCCGTGACCCTAATGAATATGAGATGGGACCGGGAGTCATTAACATTATGAACCCGGGAGAAGATGTGACATTTGCAGATCCAAAGAGGCCCTCAAATGGATTTGATGCTTTTATGAGAGCATTATGCGAGCAAGTGGGAGCCGCTCTGGAAATACCGGCCGACCTATTACTTAAAGCCTTTGACGCCAGCTATAGCGCAAGCCGTGCTGCCTTATTGGAAGCATGGAAAGCTTTTAAAATGAGGCGTGAATGGTTCACCTCCGATTTTTGCAGGCCAATTTATGAAATTTGGATGTCAGAAGCAGTAGCCAAAGGGAGGATATCGGCACCGGGATTTTTTACGGACCCGATAATCCGAGCTGCATGGCTAGGATCCGAATGGATAGGGCCATCTCAAGGGCAGTTGGATCCTGTGAAGGAGATTACAGCAGAAATACTGGCAATAGGAGAAGGAATTACTACAAGGGAACAGGCAACAGTAAAACTCAATGGAGGACACTGGGACTCAAATATAGAGGAGCTGGCCAGAGAGAATCAGAGACTCTCAGAAGCGTCGCCTAATAATCAAGCTGCAATTGGAGGACAGACACAGCTGAAGACCTCCGAGATAATACGCAGCGTAGTAAATCAAGCGATAAAGGAAGGTGATAATGATGGAAAACATTCATAAAAGGCTCCGAATTATCAACGGAGCAGCACTGGCACCAGTCGCAAATGCACCAAAGTTTTGGAATATGGCAACAGTAAATGAAAACGAAGCGGAAATAACTCTTTATGGCGAGATATTATCCCGCAGACCTATAGACTGGTGGACAGGCGAACCGGAACCGGGGCTCTTTATATGTCCAGAGGAGTTTCTAGAAGACCTAGCATTAGTTAAAGACAAAAGCAAAATCACGATAAGGATTAATAGCGTAGGTGGCGACCTTTATACAGGCATGGCCATTTACACACAGCTAAAAGGGCTGCAGGGTGAAAAGACCGTCATTGTAGATGGAATAGCAGCAAGTGCAGCATCATTAATAGCCATGGCCGGAGATACAATCAAAATACCGGCAGGCAGCCTGATGATGATACACGATCCGACCGTATATTTGTGGGACGTCTACAATGTCAAGGCCCTGAAGGATGTAATTAAAATGCTCGATGCTGCGGCTCAATCGGCAGCAGAAACCTATGCGGCAAAGACCAAACTTGATGTGGAAACTATCAGAAACATGATGCATAAAGAGACATGGATGACCGGCAGAGAAGCTGTGGAAATGGGCTTTGCTGATGAAATCCTGTATGAGGATGAACCTCAAATGGTCATGTCAGCTGATAGGCAAATCCTTATGGTGAATGGAGTCAAACAAAACATTAGAGGATATAGAAACATTCCAGACTATATCCCAGTAAGTAATCGCATTACCGCCTCGGTCAAGCCGCAGGCAGTAAATAAAAATAATTCAGAAGGAGGCAAAAAGATGTTTAAAACAGTTGAGGAATTAAAGCAGGCCTGCCCAGAGCTTGTAAAGCAGATAGAGGACACGGCGAGAGAGGAAGGCAGGAAGGCAGGCATTACCGAAGAAAGAGCTCGTCTCAAGGCCATTGAAGATATTCAGGCAGCAATAGGAGACGACAAACTCGTAGCAGAAGCCAAGTATGGCGAAAAGCCATGCACAGCCGAAGAATTGGCTTTTAAAGCTTTGCAGCAACAGGCAAAGCTCGGCAAACAGTTTTTACAGAATCTGCAGCAGGACTATAAGGACTCAAAAGCAGCAGAAATAGGAGCTGCTCCAAATGCCGGCAATCCAGCAAATCTCGGCGGAACGTCAGAGGATGATAAGGCAGCAGAAGCAGCTGCTGTGGCCATGATTGTAGGCAAAAACAAGAAAGGAGATGGAAAGAATGTCTAAAAGAATGTTAAATGAAACCCTTGGCACATTGGAATATGATGGCTTGATTTATGACGGCAGACATCCTGTTGATGTCAAAACCGTAAAAATCAGAGCCGGCCAAGGAGAACTGGCAAGAGGGACTGTTCTCGCATTGAGCAGCGGCGCCGGTGGAGACAACGCAATGGTAATTCTCGGCACAACTGCAGGAGAAAATGAGACATTAACACCAGACTGCATACTTGCAGAACCAGTAGACACAGGGGGAGAAGCAGGAGATCCTGTAATCGGTGTAGCATACAGATCTGGCCACTTCACAAGGCAAAAGCTGATTGTGAAAGAAAGTTACACTTTAAGTGCGAGCGATGAGGCAGAGCTTCGCAAAGGCGGAATCTACCTCAGCGACGCCGTAATATAACATCATAAGGAGGTAAAGAACTATGAGCATTCCAGTTATTTATAGAACCACAACCATGATAGCGGCAATGGAGTTATTGCCTCCTCAAAATACATTTTTGAGGGATAGATATTTCCCCCATGACCCCAGCACTGACCTATTCCCTACCGAAGAAGTGCTAGTGGAATATAGGGAAGGCAATAAAAAGATGGCTCCTTGCGTGCTCCCTAGAAAAGGCGGTATAACTATCGAAAGAGAAGGCTACAAAACCACGAGATATACTCCTCCCTTCATTGCTCCGCAGAGACCTCTCACCATCGATGACTTGAATAAAAAGGGCTTCGGAGAAAATCTGTTCAGCGATAGAACACCGCAGGAAAGGGAAGCTGAAATCTTAGGCCAAGACTTGAGAGATTTTGAAAGAATGATTTCAGCAAGAGAAGAATACATCGCTGCACAGGCAATGTTAAACAACGGATATATCCTTAAGCATTATGCAGACAAATATGGATCCGGCGAATATGAGGAATGGGAAATTCGTTTTTATGATGGAACCAGCAATCCCGGAAGATACACACCGGACGCAGACTGGAATAGCGATAATGCCGACATCTTCGGTGACCTGCAGGCCATGATTAGGTTACTGACATCCAGAGGACTCCCAGCAACAGATTTAATCGTGGCACCTGATGTGGCCGATGTCCTTATCAACAACGAGAAGATCCAGAAGATGCTGGACAACAGGAATATGAATGTAGGTAGTATTGATCCTGCTATGTTACCTGCAGGAGCTGCTCATATAGGCAGAATAAACGTCTTCGGAAGAGTCCTTGATATCTTCTCCTATGATGAAACTTACGAAGACGAGACAACCGGCCAAAACGTGCCTTATATTCCAGCAGGCCATGTAATATTAACAGCACCGGGAGCAGGCAGAAGCCTCTATGGAGCAGTAACTCAGTTAGAGCAGTCCGATGACCGCTTCCATACCTACATGGCAAGAAGGGTGCCTAAATATATCGCAAAATCTGACCAAGACATCAGAGAAATTAAAGTGACCAGCAGACCTCTGTTAATTCCTAGAGCTGCTACTCCATGGATTAGCGCTGAAGTTATCTCTGACTAAAGTCAGAAAAGAAGAAAAAAGGAGGAAATGCCGTGATTAAAATAGTTAATGGTGTATATGGCATGAAAGTAGGCAACAGAGTAGTCCCTGTCACCGAAAAAGATGGTCCAATTGAACTCACTCCCGAAAAGGAGGCAAGACTTGTAAAGAAAGGCGTCGCAGTTTATGTGGATAAACCCACAACTGATGACGCCTTAACTTTCCCGCAGAAAGGAGCAGAAAGTGACCTGTCAGACAAAAGCGAAGTGGAAAGGAAGCTGCCCAAATACAATGAGGATATGACCAGAGAGCAGCTCAATAAAATAGCTTTAGAGTATGGAATTAAAGAACCTCAAAAAGCCAGAAATAAAGCAGAGCTTATATCTTGGATTGATGCAGCCGTAAACGGTGAGCCTGATGAAGATGATGACATGCCTCCGGTATTTGACGCAGCTGATGCAGTAGGTGATTGAGCATGAAGTCCTTCAGGGAGCAGATATCTGCCGACCTTCAAATATTTCTCAATCTGGACCACTTCGCAGAATTGCACACGGTAGAAGGCCAAGAAATAAAGGTCGTTCTCGATGACGACAAACTAGTTGAGCGGCAAGGAGGGGCCGAACTAGGTGTCGCAGAGGCCGACCTTTTAATGTATGCAAAAGCTGCAGATCTACCGCCAAGAAAAGCCCCGGGGTCAGCCATAAACATAGATGGCCGAGAATACATCGTGACAGACTGGAGAGAAGATATGGGGCTTGCTACTATGGCGTTAAGGCAAAATCGCAGCATATAAAGGGGGTGGATAAATATGTCGATAGTAGGTAACCTTGACAAGGTGGCTAAATGGGCACGGGAAAATATATGCACCAAAGTAAAATTAAAGCTTCCGGATGATGACAGAAACGACGGATCCTATACCGTCCAGCTGGTATCTCCTGAGGCTTTTGTGCTCTATGTGCCGACAAGAGACCGAATGCCACCCAAAGTCACCGCCCCCATTCCTTCTATATGTGTGCAGCTGATGGAAGGCAAAGAAGATCTGAGCAGCCACATAGGAATAATGAAAATGCGTTTTTCCCTCTCGGCATGGAACCCGGGCCTTCATAAAGAAGGCGAACTATTTATGCCATATAGGGATGACGAAGGGAAGCTCTACTATAAACAGTGGACCAGCGATGACAAAAAAGAGAAATTCCAAAGAGATGCAGAAGGCTGGCGTGATGTCTGGAACTTTGCAGACATAACCATACGGGAGCTGGAAAACGCAGAGTATATCGAAGGATTAAGGCTTGTTAAAGAGGAGGGAATAACCTACGGACCATATCAAGAGGACGGGGCTTTTACAGATTTCTACCCTTACTGGTTTGCATGGGTAGGTTTTACCCTTGAATATGGCATCACTAGGACGGCTAAAGCATACAAAGATTTCCTATAAGCAAGTTTAAAAATAGTGAGGTGAAATGAATGGCGAACCAATATCTTTATGGTGCTTATGGCTATATCGGAGAAACCACAGCCAGAAGCGCAACTCAGGCAGGAACTGTCCCAGTATATATAGGCACAGCACCGGTGAATCTCGTGCGTGGTTTTTCAACTAAAAAGCTGATTAATTATCCGGTTAAGGTTTCAAATCTTCAGGACGCCCAAAATAAACTGGGATATTCAGCGGACTGGGAAAGCTTTACTTTGTGTGAGGCATTTGCTGCACATTTCAACAATCCTTTAGGGAATGTTGGACCAATATATGTAATTAACGTCTTGGATCCGGCCACCATGAAAAAGACAGAACCGACCTCTGTAGAGCTTGTATTCAGCGGAGGCCGTGCCGAGTTTAAGAACGACAAAATTATTCTCGACACCTTGGTAATTGAGGATAAAGTGGAGGGCGTAGACTTTGCAATAAGCTATAACTTCACAAAAAGCACAGTAATTATTACATCATTGGATCCTGACGAACCTCTAACCGGAACACTTACGGCTACATTTAACGAAGTAGACCCGGACAAGGTAACAGAAGAAGATATCATAGGAGGTAAAACGTCATCCGGAGAATATACCGGCCTTGGAGCATTAGACCTCTTATATCAAGAGCATAATGCAGTAGCCAACATCCTAGCAGCGCCCGGATGGAGTGAGATACCGGCAGTATATAACGCATTGATATCTGCCAGCCAGAGAATAAATGGTCACTGGGATGCATTTGTGGTGGCAGATATCCCTATTAAAGATGCATCAGGAGCAGTAGATACTATTGAAAAGGCGATAGCATGGAAAAACACAAACGGATACAGATCCGAAAGATCTAAAGTCTACTGGCCGATGGCAACAAACAACGCCGGCGAGAAATATCATCTTTCCTCCTTGGCCGTGGCCACCATGCAAAGAATAGATTACTCACACGACTCCGTGCCAATGGAAACCCCGGGTAACAAGGCTGTAGCCATTACAAAGCTATACTTCGGAGAAGAAAGCTCCAATATGGGCTATGACCAGCAGACGGCCAATGAATTAACTCAAAAAGGAATAAGCACGGCTGTATACTGGGGAGGCAACTGGGTCCTCTGGGGAGACCATACTGCAGCATACACATATGGAGCAGACGTGGATCCGAGAGCCATATTTGATGTCAGCATGAGAATGCTTATGTATATCACTAATAGCTTCCAGCTTGAATGGGGAACCAGTATAGATAAACCGATGACCATGCAATTGAGAGACACTATCTTAAACAGAGAACAGGAAAAGCTTGATGCACTTGTAAGCATGGGAGCACTTATCGGAGAGCCAAAAGTGCTATTCATTGAAACGGCCAACCCTGTTTCAGACATGATGAATGGCGACTTCAGATGGGACATTGCAGTAACACCGACACCTCCGCTTAAGAGTGCTACTGTTTATGTCACATATACTGATGAAGGCTTTGCTGCCTACTTTGGAGGTGAAGAATAATGTGGCTTGATATAAAAGGACCTATAGTAGCCGATACGGTATATTCCGATAATCAACTCTGTGCGAAAGACGTATCCGTGCAGCTCCCGGCAATCACACCACTGGTGGGAGATTTTCAAGCCATGGGCACCATGTCCCTCCCAATAGTAGGTTTGATTGAATCTATGGAGCTAACCATCACAAAGATAGGGGTAGACTTGGGCCTCGGAAGACTCGCAAGATTGCAAAAACAAAACCTAGAGTTTAGATGGGTCCAGAATGTAGTTAAAGCAGATGGAACCACACAGCCGGAAGGATGTAAAGCATTTGTGAGAGCGGTGCCCAAGAGTATACCCGGACCGGCCTTGGAGATTGGATCTACCACTGAAAACGAATTGACTTACGAAGTCACAAGATATCAGCTCTTTGTAGGTGGAGTAGAGCTTATTTTAGTGGACAGGTTAAGCCAAATCCTACGAATAAACGGAATAGATTATTATTCAAAAATTCAAAGCTTGTTATAAAAAACGCCTCCGGAAGAAAAACCGGGGGCTTTTTAGAAAGGAGAGGATTTAATGCTAAAAGGCACTATAGTGCTCCGTAATCCCATTACCATAAATGGGAAAACAGTTAAGGAACTGACCTATGATGCCAATGAGATAACATCTGCGATGTTCGCAGAAGCAGACGCCAGAAAAATGTTAGCCTCCGGGGCTAAAAGCGGTAACCTTTCAGGAGCCGTAGAACTTGACTATGGGCTGCATTTATATCTCGGTTTTGCAGCGATTATAGCTGTTAATCCAGAGATTGATTTTACTGACCTTGAAAGAATAAAAGGCCCGGACGTCATGCAGGTGATGAAAGTAGGCAGAAATTTTATTATAAGCTCGGCGGCCTCAGAGGAAGACAGCTCAGACGAGCAATCAGAGATTACGCCAGAGCTTTCCACACATCAGTCACAGACCTCGAAAGAAAAAGAGTAATCGACTTTTTGACTGAATATTACGAAGCGGCACAGGATCTGCAAGAACAGGCCCGACGCAGAGAGCAAAGGAGGCCTGTTTTTATTAAGAGACCGAGGAGGAGGTGAGGTAATTGGCCAAAAATAAAATCCTACAAACTATCATTCAGATTGCCGGAGAAATAAGCCCTACATTAGGCAAAACAATAGAAGATGCAACTGATAAGCTGGGAGGGCTTAACATAAAAGCTCTTGCAGTCGGTGTTGCTGTGGGTGGCATAGCTGTGGCTACAGGCAAAGCGGTGATGGAAGCTGGCAAATACCTCACCGACCTCGGTTCTCAATTTGATGCAGCAACCGATGCTATACGAATAGGGACCGGGGCGACGGGTGAGGTATTGGATGGTTTATTGGAAGACTTTGATGAGATCTATAAGAGCGTGCCTACTTCCATGGAGGCTGTTAGCACTGCTGTAGCTGATTTTAATACTCGCCTTGGATTAAGTGGCCCAGTACTTCAGAAATTATCTAAACAAGCTATACAGGTAAGCGACATGCTTGGCGATGACCTTTCAGGAGTAATTAAAGGTTCATCTGAAGCATTTCAGATATGGAATATTGAAGCTGACAAAATGAGCGAGGCAATGGACTATGTATTCAAAGCCAGCCAATCTACAGGCCTCGGATTTACGGATTTAATGAATAAAGCCCAGCAATTTGGACCACAGCTTCAGGAACTCGGATATAGTTTTGAGGAATCTATAGCACTTATAGGTCAGCTTGAAAAGGCCGGTGCCAATACTGAAGAAGTGCTAGGCGCCATGAAAAGAAGCGTAGGCATGCTGGCCAAGCAGGGGATATCGGCAAGCAAAGGCCTGCAAATGTATTACGAGAAAATAAAAAATGCAGGCAGCGCAGCAGAAGCTACAGCTATAGCCAATGAAATATTTGGAACACGAGCCGGGTCCACTATGGCGGCGGCCATAAGAAACGGAACTTTATCAGTCGCAGAGTTTACGGAGCAGCTTAAAGCCAGCCAAGAAACTATAAGTGGAGCTGCGGAAGATACCTATGACTTTGCAGAAAGGCTACAATTATTCAAACAGCAGGCAGAGGTAGCACTTAAACCATTGGCAAATACCATTTTCGACTCTCTAAATTCCCTGATGCCGATAGTGGGAAAAGCCATGGAAAACTTGACACCGATAATACAGCAGATCGTAGAGATTGCCATACCGCTCGTTGAGGATTTCTTTGGCAAAGCAATAGAGTATTTAACACCGCTGCTTCCAATGATTGTCGAGCTCGGGGGCACATTGCTCCAGAAATTAATACCTCCCGTATTAAAGATTATTAGTGCTATTATGCCGGTTTTGCTGCAATTATTAAATGCATTAATGCCACTCCTTGATGTGGCAATAACGTTGTTAGGTCCAATTCTTGAGCTCGTTGTCATGCTAATTGAACCTATAATGGGATTGATTTCAAGCGCAATAGTGCCGCTTATTCAGGTTATTTCAGAATTAATAAGCACAGCACTAACGCCATTGGGGCCAATTATTGAGTGGGTATCTGGTATACTTACAGGCACCCTAGGCGGTGCTATAGCGGCAGTTAGACCTATAATTGACTCATTAACAGAGGTTTTTAATGGTCTTTTGAGTTTCCTTAAAAATGTCTTTGCAGGAAATTGGAGTGCAGCATGGCAAGATATCGTAAGGATATTTGGCAGCATATTTGATGGGATAAAAGCATTATTTAAAGCCCCAATAAACTTCATTATCGGAGGAATTAATAGCTTCATTAAAGGCATAAACAAAATAAAAATACCTGATTGGGTGCCCGGTGTAGGAGGTAAGGGAATAAATATACCGCTTATACCAACACTTGGAACCGGTGGATTTACAGAAGGAATAAGTATAGCTGGTGAGGCAGGCACAGAAGCGGTTATTTCCTTCGATCCGGCATATAGATCTGAGAACATAGGATACTGGCTAAAAGCCGGCGAAATGCTCGGAGTAATGGATTCAACAATTGCTAATGCAACAAGGCTGGCCAGCACAGATGACTTCTCCCTTGCCGATATGACAGAAAATTATATGGTAGTCTATGACTTGGGAGGAGTGGTATTTGCCCCACAAATTGAAATGTATGGAGATGGCAATAAGGACGAGTTAATCAAAAAGCTCAGAGAACATGAGGAGGATTTCTTCGATTTTCTCGAAGAATGGCTCCGACAAAGGGAGGTCGGAAGGTATGGCCCGTCGTATAGTGGCATTTATTAATTACACCACCAAAGAGGGCGACACTTTCGACGCCCTGTCTTTATCGGTTTATAACGATGAAAAGCAAGCACACCATATCATAGCAGCTAACCCGGACTATGCTGATGTGATAATTTTTGAAGCGGGCGTTAATTTAAGAATACCTATATTTGACGACGTAGAACCGCCGGAAACACTCCCTCCATGGAGGCGAGATGAATGAAGCTGATATATCAAGGCGTTGATATTTACCCGGAGGTATCAATTAATTCATGCATCCATGAAATGTATGCAGAAAAAAGAAGTGACACCCTCAAGATCCGTTTTAATGATACCAAAGGTCTCTGGAACAAGTGGAATCCTATGCAGGGTGACGTTATAGAAGTGGTGGAAGGACCGGCCAGAACCGGCAAAATGTTTGTGACCAGTATAAAACCAGAAAACGGTCTTTATACCCTCCGGGCCATGTCTATGCCGCTGTCCGGGGAAGTTGTTAAGAATAGATCATGGGAAGCAGTGAGGTTCCTGCAGCTCGGAGAACAAATAGCCCAAGAGCATGGCCTCACATTTAAGTCTTATGGAGTAACTGATCAGGTATATCCATACCTTTCACAAAACAGCCAGACAGATTTTGAGTTTTTACAAACCCGCTGCATGTTAGAAGGCTGTGCTTTAGTTATTTATGACGGGAACTTAATTATTTATGATGAGCTGTATCTCGAAAGCCAACCACCGGCCGGAGAGATATATGTCGGCCCAGATGGAGTGTTTGAATACCAAGATAATAGCGCAATGTCATACGGTAGCGCAGAAGTTGAAAGCGGAGGCTTTAAAGGTAAGTTTACCGCAGAAGGCAACACATCCCGCATTTTAAGGCCTAGAGAACCTCTAAAGGTTACCAGTGATGCAGAGGCCACAAGGTATGCTAAAGCACTTCTACGAATGGCCAATAAATACAGCTATACAGGCTGGATAGAAGACAATTTACAGCTTAAATATGCAGCGGCCAGTGTAGTGCGAATTACTACGGAAAGACAAGACCTATGGAATGGCCCGGTATTTATTACTCACATCAGGCATGACTACGTTGCACGAAAAAGCAAGATATTTTTTAGGAAACCGCTGGAGGGATACTAATGGCGCAAATAGAAAAGGGTGTGATATTAACCATAGAAGGGCCAGTAGATAGAAATGGAGACAACACGAGGGCGAGAGTGCAGCCACAGGCAAAACCGGGGCTGGTTTCTCGCCCTCTTACAATTCCATGGTGGCTCAGGGGGAAAATGGGCAACCTCACCAAGGGAACGGAGGTAGTATTTACACTATTTGAAGACCAGACCGGTGTCATTCTTTCCAGAATGGATGGCGACTGGGAAGGAACTATACCGGGACCGGTCAACATAACAGGGAAAATAACGGTATCTGATATTGAGACCGATGAGGTTTCCAGCTTTAATAGCCATGTCCATGGAGGAGTAACATCGGGAACGTCCAAAACAAGCGGCCCAGAATAGAGGTGATAGATCATGGCAGTAATAGCGAGCTGGAAGAATAAAAAATGGGAGGTATCTCCTAATAAAATATATACCCTTGATGGCTTCTCGACTTCTTTCAAACTAAAAGTCGACCAAAACCAAGATAAAGAGGGCTCGCCGGCCACAAATGTGAGAGGTAGAGAGCTGGTGCCTTTAAGCTTTGATGTAACTTTGAGTGATGTTGTAGGAATAAACGTCAGAGCAGAAATAGAAAGCTGGGCAGCACTTATCGGAGAGGCTGCCCCTTTCTATCTTGGCGGTAAACGTTTTGGCCCGGAGCTTATGCAATTGCAATCTGTAGATGTGAGCGATGTTATCATAGACGATCTGGGCAGGATCCGCTCCGCAAAGCTCCGATTAAGTTTTGAGGAGTATGCAGACGAGGCGGCAAAAGCCAAACCCGGAGCAACTCCGACTTCAACCTCCGATATAGGTCCGAACTCACAAGATAAGGCATCGAAAAAGCCGGCCAACCCACAACTGGCTCAAGCAACCAACACAGGCATGGTAGCAGGTGCAAAGGTCAGGATTGTGGGCAATAACTATGCAACCGGTCAAAAGGTGCCTCAATGGGTAAAAGAGAGAACACATGTTATATCGAAGGTGAGCGGAGAAAAGGCTTTACTCGGAGCTAATGGCGGAATTAATAGCTGGGTATATCTTAAAGACTTATCTCTTGCTTAGGGAGGGATGAGATGAAAGCAAGCGGAAATGGAAGACCAGAGCAATGCGCAGCTAACCTGCTAAAAATAATAAGAGGGGAGATTCCGTTTGATAGATTAAAAGGCATAGAAGCTGCTATTATAGATAATCCTATGCAGCAAGCTTCTACCTCTCTAGAGGCTGACGCAGAGTGGGTTATTAAAACCTATGAACCAAGAGTAAATGTTAATGAAATTAATGTAAAAGCATTATTAGAAACCGGATCTGTAGAACCGAAACATAGGATAGTTGCTGATATTATAGTCAAAAAGGAGGAGGTGTAAATGTCGGATATTAATTTTTTAAACATAAACGCAGATGATCTATATCGCCAGATAATAGAAGAATTGGAGAATGGCGTAGGTGAACCACTCTATCCCGGCGATGAACGGCGTATATTCGCAGAAGCTCTTGTACCTGTATTTTTAGCAATATTGAGCTCTGTTAATGACGCTGCAAAGCAGAAAATGCTTAAATATGCCAGAGGAACTGTTCTAGATGCATTAGGAGAGCGGACAAACACCAAGAGGCTAGAAGCTCAACCTGCTAAGACAATATTACGCTTTATAGTTTCGACACCACAACCATTTAACATTGTTATTCCGAAATGGACTAAGGCAACGCCGGATGCGAATGTATATTTTGCTACTGATGAGGAAGCAGTTTTAAAAGCTGGAACTTATTCTGTTGATGTTCCGGCTTCTAGTGTTACTGGAGGATCTTTTAATAATGGATATGCTCCAGATACCATTACCACGCTTGTGGATTTAATACCATTTATAAGC